CTACTTATAAATTAACTTCTCATATACTACATCTAATTTTTTCTCAATTCTATCTGTAGTTTCTTTTTGCTGTTGAGACAAGTTTAACATTTGTTCTTGTGTTGCTGCTGATGCCATTCTTCTTTCTAAATCTGTTATTTTTTCATCTTGCATCTTATTTTTTAAATCTATGAGTTTTAGTTCTGTATCAAGTCTTGAGTTTAAAGAGTCAAAATTTTTTTCAATTTGATTTTTAATTTCTCCTACCTCATCAAGAGTTTTATTTTTACTCACAAGAGAACTTCCCATCATGGTAAGTACTCCTGTAATAATGATAGTTATTATTGTGGAGAGAGCATTTTCTTTAATTCTCTCCCACATTTTTATTTTCTCCTTTCAACTTCCCAAAAACTATCTCATATAGCTCATCATCAGCTTTAGATTTTGTTTGTTTAACTAAGATACCTAATCCCCAAATAACTATTTTTTCCATGACAGCAGTTGAAAAATATTTGATTATCATCATCTTTATAAAATTTAATACTATCCCCATACTATACACCTCTGTATAATTTTATCTCTCTGCCTCTTCTAGCAACTAAAATTGGTAATACTTTTCCTCCACCTTTTCTCCACATTTTCCAAGCCTCTTCTACATCTTTCATATCTGCTCCTGCATTTATTCTTTTAACTACTGTTGAATTTGCAAAAGCATTAGTTCCTATATTGAAGGCTAGGCTTACTAATGCATCAAATTGATTTTGTTCAATAGGATATTTGATACTTTTATTGACTACATCTTCAAATCTTTTTAAATCAGATTTTAAAAGTTCAATTGCTTCTACTCTTGATATCTCCATTCCGGGCACTACATCTTTTCCTGTATGCCCTATCCCTATTGTTAAAATTCCAGCCTGGCATTTGTAAGCTTTTAATTTTATTCCACCTTCTTCCTTAATCAAAAATTCTATTCCTTTATCTGATATTTTCATTATTTATCAACTCCTTTTTTATCAGTTATAACTGACAAAAATATTATTTTAGGTAATTTTATAAGTTATACTTGATAACTTATAAAAAACGACCTCGTAAAATCGTTTTTAAGGCACGTCAAAAGTAAAAGAGGTAATTAAAGTATGACTAGGATATTAGAAAAATTTGTTAAATCTATTTTTAAATTTTTCTAAGGCATCAGATGGCTTAGGAATAACTATTTCCTCTTCTTTAATTTCTTCTAAAGCAGTTGCTTTGAAAACTGTTTCATTTTGCTCTTCAGGAAATAATACTTTTTCTGCATTATCCATAAATTCATTATAATCATCTAAAACATGAGCATCTTCCATCTTATCTTTTCCTCTTGGAGTATCTAACTTTTTATACTCTTCATATTGCTCTCTTAATTCTAAGATTCCTTCTTCTCTTTCTACAATTCCTCTTAATACTTTTACTTCTTCTTTTGTTAACATAATAAATCACTCCTTTTTTTATTTTGAATTAAATTTATTTTTAAAGTTTATTAAAGCTTCACTAGGTTGATGTATTTCTATGCCTTTATTTTCTATACTCATAGTTCTAGCTCGTGAAATTTGTTTTTGCTCTCGTAATGAATCCATTAAAACTCTAAGTTCTATCATCATTTTTACATACTCTTCTGAAAGAGCTGGGTCTTGTCTTTCCATTTGCTTAACTGTAGAATAAGTATCTAAAGGTTCATATTCTACATACTGAGCTTGAACTCTATCATAATCAGTAGTTAAGTCTATCCAAATATGATTTTCCTTATCCCAATCATTAACAAGATATTCAGGAGGACAAGGAACTGTAATAAGTTCTTGTTTTTCTTCATCTATATATTGCCCTGGTTCTAATATAATGATATTTTCTTTGAATATCACTTCGTTTTCAGAGAGTTTTCTTTGTCCTCTTTGGTATTTTTCATAATCTGTTGCTTCTCTGATTATATTTCCCTCATCTATTGAGATATAGAAAGGGATATCTTTTCCAAAATGACTATATACCTCTTTTTGAAAATATTGATTAGGATTTTTTAAAGGTTTTGGAAACACTGCTATTACTTGAGATTTATTGAACTTATCAGCATAAGCTTTATCAAGATAAAAATATTGTTTTTCAGGGTCTACCTCAACTTCTTCATCAAAATCACTTTCTACTTCTTGAATTTCTTCTGATAACATTCTAGGTGCTATTTCTTCTAACTCAATAAGTTCTTCAATATTATCTAAAGATTCATTATATTTGAATTTATGAGGAATATCTATCCCTTCATAGATTAGTATTTCTTGAACATTAAAACATTTTTTTCTTGCTTCAAGCTCTTCTTGACTTATTTCTATTTCAGATACAGCAATACATTTTGCTATACCTTGTTTTGCTAAAATTTTATCTAAATAAAATAACATTTTATCAACTCCTTTTTATAATTTAAAATGTTTGGGTATTTAAAAATTTCTGTCCATTTAAAGTAGGAGATATCTACTTAACTACCAATTCAACTAACCCATCTAGTATCTTTTTAGGCACTACTTGGCAGAAAATCGAAGGTAAATTCCTAATGGGTACTTCTGGAAGTGGAGCTAGTAAAGCCACTGGTGGAAGTAACTCTAGGACTATTGTTCAAGCTAACTTACCTAATATAAAATTAGCTGTTGATAGCTTTAGTTTATCAAGAGGTACTCAAAATATTACTGGTTCGGCTGACACTTGGACATATCAGAGTGAAACAATTTCAAGTGGAGCTCTTTATTTCAGTGGAACTGGAAAACGAAACTACAATGTTAATGGAGGTTGGTCAGGAACTAGCTTAAAATTAGATGCTTCAAAAACTTGGACAGGAAGTACAAACTCTGTATCTCCTCAAACATCAACCTTGGGAAGTGGACAAGCTCTTGATATTACACCTAGCTACTACACTTGTCATATGTGGCTAAGATTAACTTAATCTTTTCCATATGTTGACTACTAAATAAGGTGGAAGTATTGAAAATGGAGTTCCTTTTCCTAGATTAACAGTCTGAGGTTGAGCTGTATTAGTAGTTCCTGTCCATGAACGTGAAGCTCGAAACTTATAAAAGGGTTTATTAGCAAACGATGCTGAACCATTACCATACTTTGTTCCTTCAGTATAAAAAGCTCCAGAAAAATCAGAGGACGTATCAATAACACCTAAATCACCATTAATTTCCATAGTACCTCTACTTAACGAGAAACTATCAAGTTGGATTTTAGTAGCTGGGAGATTATCTCCTATTAATTTTACTGTACTAGCTCCTCCAGTAGTTCCTAATCCATAAGATGAACTACTACCCAGTAAAAACCTACCTTCTTGCTTAGCCCATGTAGTACCTAACCATAAAGTTGAGGGATTTTCATTACCTAGTGAAAGATATAGTGAATTTACTGGGAAAGGACAGAAATTTTTAAATGTCTCGCTAATTCCTTCAATTAAAGGATTATAATATCCCATTAAAGCAGCTACAAGAGCATCAATACTATCATAATCTACTAACTTTTTCCCAATAGATTTTTCTAATGCCATAGTATCTATTTCATTTATCTCTAATTGTTGTTTAACTAAGTTTATTTTTTCTTTTAAACTCATTATCTATCAACTCCTTAAGCCTTATATTTATCAATAATGGCTTGTGCTTCTTCTTCAGTCATTGTATTGTTTAATGCTGTTTCTACTGTTGTTGCTTTTGATAAAGCACTCTCAGCTGTACTTTTAGCTGTATTAGCTGTTTGACTAGCTGTTCCAGCTTGTTGTAAAGCTGAGTCACTATCAGTAGCTGCTTTATTCCATTTAGTTTTTTCTGCATCTGTTACAAATCTATGACTTGTATCCTCAGTTATCATAGAAGCTGGATGACTAGATGGATGAGTATAATTATTAGCTCCAGCTTGGATACCATCTAATTTTTTCTTGTCTTCCTTACTCATTAAACCATCTGAACTTTGAGTAGCATTTCCAGGTAAAAATAAATCTCCTAATGCTTGCCAATCATTAACTTCTTCAGCTTCATAAATTAACATAGTATTCTTATTTTGATAAGTTGGCTCCTGAGTTACTATTACATAGTATCCTTCTTTTGGAGATGGAATGGCAGCTTCTAAAGCTTCTAAAGTTTCATATACTCCCTTCCAAGCTAATCCACTAGCAAATGTATTTATTGCTGCTGTTAATTGCTCTTGGGATACTTTATCATTCCAAGTTTTTTTCTCTTGAGAACTTACAAATTTTTTGCTATCTGTCTCTGTTACTTGATCAGCACTATGTGTATGAGAGGATTCAGCTTTTGTTTTTATTAGTGTTATAACTTCTTTAGCTAATAAATCATAAGCAACCTCATCTATTATTTTCTTTCCACTTGCTAAAATTTCAGCTACTCTTGTATCTAAATTTTCCATTTATATCACTCCTTGTTTTGATTTTTATATTTGTCTATTATTGCTTGTGCTTCTTCTAAAGTAATAATATCCTTTTGCATATCATCTTTAAGTTGATCCGCATACTCCTTTAATTCATTTTTAGAATTTTTTAAAATCTCATATAACTCATCTACTACATCTTTTACATATTCTTTTTCATCACTAGGTAATAAAGGCTCTAGAAATTCCCAATCTTTTTTTTCAACAACATGAAAATATACTTCTTGAATACTACCTACTATCTTTCCTCTATCAGAACTTCTTAATACTAATCTACAATATACTTTTCCAAATCCCTGTAATATTTCATTTGGAATATCAATATCTATATTAGTATTTATTGTACTATCTATTTCTTTCTCAACTACATAAGGTTCAGTAGGATTATTAGAACTACAAAATACAGCTCTAAGATTACCCTGAAAATTTTCTAAATTTTTTAAATTTATTTTTAGAATTCCTATTCCATAATCTCCTTGGAGGAAAAATATAGGATAAAAATTTACATTTTTTAGAATATCCCAATATACAATCATTTCTTTCAAAATTATCATTCCTCCTTAATTTTATATTTTTCTACCAGTTCCTGCATTTCTTTTGATGTTGTTCTTTCAAAATTTTCATCTATAATTTCAAGATTTTCAGTTATATTTTCCAATACTCTAACACTATCATTTCTCTCTGGAAGATTCATATTTAAATTTTTAGAAACTCTCATTTAATCCCTCCTCCTCTTTAAGTTAAAATTGGTTCTTCATATAATTGCTGCCAAGTATACTTTTCTAATTGTTCCCAAGTAAAAGGCTCTAATTCTCCCCAAGTTCTATATCTATACTTAATATCATAAGTCAAATGAGCAGGTTTATTTATATCTACCATTTGTCTAAAGTTATCAATATTTGGTGGAGTTCCTATCATACTTGTGAATTGAATTATAAAATTATATAAAGCAAATTGCTGTTCTATGGCTATTTCTCCATTAGTAAAAATATTTGCTTGTTCTTCTAAAAATTGCTCAGTACAACTTTGATTAGAGTTAATAGTATAGATTATCCTTTCTATTCTGTCTTGTAGTGTCCAAGTAGTTTCTTGAGATAAACTTAGCCATTTTTCCCAAACGGGGACTGTAAACTCGTTAAACATTATTGGGATTGCATAGGAAATAAAATTTTCTACTGTCATATCTAATTTAGCATCTTCTTTTTGAAGAGCATTAAAAAAAGCAACTAAAAATCCATTTCTAGCTGCTTTTCCTATCATCTTTATCATATCCATTCAGTAAAATTCACCTCCTGAAGTTCTGCAACCTCTTCATCTGTTAATTGAATAGAGGCTGTAGTTCCATTAAGAGTAAAATTTTGATAATCTATAACTCCATCAACTTGGAATAATAAATTAGCTACCTTAAATATTGATAATACTCCATCTAATACAAAATTATCTTCTGTTAATTTTTGTTGAAGTAATCTTTTGAAATCTTCTTTTATAGTTTCAATCTCACTAGATGAAGAGTGTTTTATCTCTCCAGCTATAGTTATATTCTTAGCTCTAAAAGATTTTACAGTAACATCAGCATTGATAATTTTAACTGTATCTATATAAGTTTGAACATCTTCTACTAGTTCTTCATCAGCTACTCCATAACTATAGTCAGATATCATTATCTCTACTTGTCCTGCATTAACTCCTTCTTTTTCTCTTGCTCCCCATACTGTAACTTTACCCACTCCAGCTACACTTTTAGCCCATAATATATAATTATTTTTATTTCCACTATGAGCTGGCATAGATGCTTTTTCGTGCATCCTTTCTTTTGCCATTTCAACTGATTCAATATCAGCTCCATTTTCTATTTTTTCTTTATTAGTAACTCCATAAATATCTGTATTAGCAATCTCAAAAGTAGTAATATCTCCTATACCACAATTTCCAATTATTCCAGCCTCTTGGCACTCAATAGCTACTACTGATTCTCCATTACTTCCTATTACTCCATTTTCTATAGTTTCATACTTAATACCAAGTCTTGAAATAACAACTATTCCAGGACTTAGAATAACTCCAACTTTACCTGTTATTGTAACTTCTCCTCTTGCTTTTACAGCTTCTCTTCTAGTTAATCCAAATGTTTGTAGATGCATAGAAAGATATGGTTCCTTTGTACAACTCCAAGGGAATAATTCTGGAAAGATCTCAGCTAATTTATCATATATCTCTTTTAACTTTTTAGCATGAGCTGATGCTACATCATATGCATATCCACCTTCTATTTTACTTACTTCATATTCTAAATTATTTAAAATATCATTTTTAATCTGATACTCTTCAGGTAAATCTAATTTAACTACATACTCCATAAACTTGTATTCACCTCACTTTCAACAGTTCCATATATAGTATCTACATTAAAACTAATAATAGGACTTCTACCACCTTCTATAGAAAAATTATAGACATTAGTTATATAAGGATTAACTAATAAGCAAGTTTTAATTTCATTTATCATTAAAGCATCTTTAGTAGTTTTATCATATATTTGTCCTATATTTTCTATTAAGTCATTTCCATAATCCTCAGAATAGACTAAATATCTATTTCTTTCAGTTTTTAATGTTTTCCATACCCAAACTTTTAAAGCTTCTGTTTTTTCAAGAATTATAACTTCTCCATTTTGTAAAATAGGCTCTCCAGTATTAAAATCTATTGCTATTTCTTTGAAGAGAGGTAAATCAGCTTCAACTATTACTTGCTGTGTATCTGTAAATATTTCAAATCCTGCCATACTATACCCCCTCTATTGCTCCACTTGGCATCTTAGTTATCTTACTAACCACTACCCAATGAACTCCAACTATATTTACTAGAACCTCATCTCCTTGTTTTAAAGTATCTTCTAACCATAAATCTTTATGAGATTGATAAGTTCCATTACCTCTGATTGCTCCACTTCCTTCTCCACTACTTTCAAAACTTCCGCTAGCATTGATACTTGGTACTTCATGAGAATGTGGTCCCTCTCCAGCTGGATTTGTACTTGTACTATTGCTCAAAGATATATTTTTTAAAGTTCCTGAAATCTCTCTTGTAGTAAGTTCTATATTGTCTATTATCCCATCTATTTTATAATTTCTATGATAATGAGGTAATAAATAGTTAGAGCAATATATTTGTTTTGATGGAATTACTTGTTCAGCATATTTAAGAGTTAAATTTGGTGGTGGAGATTCAACTTTAGCTATCACTTGAGTGATATTTTTATTTCTTTTTATTTCATCTAAAATCTTAGATAATATTATTTGCCAATTCATTTTTGCTCCTCGTATTCTTTTGATAATTTCTCATCTTTAAATTTATAAGCTTCTTCTTTTTTCTCTCTTTTACTTCTCTCTGTTTCTAATGCTATTTTATCCATAGCATTTTCAAAAACTAACTCTATCCTAGTTTCATAATCTCCATCTTTCCAAGTGTGTGTATCTTCAGCTATTAAAAAAGTTCCATAAAGTCCTGTTCTCTCTTCTTTAATTGCTACTGTATATCCAGCTTGAAGATTAACATTTCCATCTACTACTACTGTAGCCCTCTCATTTAAGCCTTTTAACATATCTCTTGCATTGAGAATATTATTCATATCCTCATTATACTGTAAAACTTCCTGGAATAATCCATATTTACTTTTATTCTCTTCATTGGCCACTTTATCAATTATTTGTCCATTATTTCCATCAGTTTTATAGACAACTACTTGGTTTACCATTCTATCTAAATCAGTCCTAAACACAGTATCTCTTATATTATCATAGCTAGTTAGTTCTGTTTCTAGCATTACATTTTCATCTAAAATCTCTATTTTACCATTATTACAAGCTACTGAATATATTTTTTTATCTTTATTATGTTGAATAGTATAAGCCATCAAAAGTATTTCATATCCTGTTCTATCAATAGCTGGGAAAGTACATTTTACTGTATCTTGTGGTAATCTCCCTATACCTAGTTTTAATTCTCCACAAATTTCTTTTACTATCTCACTTGGTACTTTATTATAAAAATTTTTTACAAAATGGTTTCTATTTAAGTATATTCCATTATCTACTGCCTTTATGGTAACAACTGATGAGTTAGCTGTCTTACTTACTGAAAAAACTCTTCCTTCAAAAAGAATATCTGTATTTTCTAATTTAAAACTAATTTTATCTCCAACTTTAAAATTAGAGTAGATATCTTCACACTCAAATTCTAAAGTTCTAAAAGTTCCATTTATTCCCCCGTTCCAAGTAACTCTTTGAAAACATTTTTGATATTTAACTCCATTATTTTCTATTATCATATCTATAACCTCTCTAATAGTCCTGTTAATAGATTTGACTGTCTACCTTGACTTCTATATTCAGTCAAAGTTATAGAAAAATCTATATCTCCAGTTCTTTCTCTGATAGAATAGGTAAACTCTGTAATTTGAACTTTCTTAGATATTAAAAACTCTGGAATCATAAAAGTTAAAACTTTTTCTGTATCTTTCCAATTTACTAAAGTTTCTACTGCTAGTATTGGAGTTAAAGGATTTACTAAGGAATAAAAATTGCTATCTAAATTAGGGAAAAAAGAACTAAAAGTAATAGATTCTACATTCTTTTTTCCAGTTTTATTCTTTTCTCCATAGGATATAATATTTATTCTCTCTGTTTTTTGAGAGGTTTTTACCTCTAAATCTAATGGTGGGATTACAAAAACAAAAGGTTTCATTCTATCAGCTAAAATATATGTAGGTTTCATATTACATTCCTCCCAGATATTTAAGATAAAGCCCTTCAGCTCCTGTATTTAGTTCTCTTTGAACTATTTTACCTACTTCTTCAGGAGTTAAATTAGTTCCATTAAGATTTATAACTGGAGAATTATTTATAGTTACATTTTTATTATTTGAAGTATTATAAAGTTTATTGTAGATATCTTCCATACTATTTCCAGTAAATTTTTGAAATGGTTCAAATCCTAGCTTTTGGAATTCATCTTTTTTCTTTTTATCTTGGTTATAAGTTTCAAAATTGGTTGAAACTATTGGGATATCATATCCATCTTTCCACTTTTCAAAATCAGCCCAAGTTTTTCCTAAGAAATTTCCTATTCCAGTTCCTACTACTCCACCACCAATAACTGCTAGTTGAGCTATTGCTATTGGGTCTCCAGCCGCTGCTCTTAATCCTATAATTGCTGTAGTTGCTAAAGCTATTCCTTTAACTGCTTTACTTAAAACTGGTGGTAAATCATCAGCAAATTTTCTAAAAGCACTTATTCCATCTTCTGAAAAATTATTTATAAGATTTTTACAAGCTGTAATAGTATCACTAAATCCTTTTATGGTAGAACCTATTCCACTAATTATATTTTCTACATCCTCTTTACTCCAATTATCTTTAAAACTCTTCCATGCATTTTCTATTTGAGGAATCATTTGCTCAAAGGCACTTCCTATTTTTCTTGTCCATCTATCTATAGTTCCATCTTCTTGCATTTTTACAAGATGATTAGCTAATCCAACAGCCTTTTGCTGAATATAGTCAAACATACTTCCTGTTATAACTTTACCATCAAGTCCTATTCCAGCTACTTGAGTTATAGCACTCTTCATAGTTCCTATTGAAGTAGACATAGCCCCATAGAAAGTGTTAGCTTGTTTTTCCATAGCTCCCCCAAAATTATCATTAATCATAGCCTTCAAAATAACTCTGAGAGCTTTAAAATCAGTAATTTGTCCTTTTGAATTTATTAAATCTCCTTTTCCTACTTCTTTTGAATAATCTTCTATCATTTTTTTAGTAATTCCAAATTCTTTTAATCTTTCTAATTCTCCTGTTTTAGCATCTCCTATAGCTTCAACAGCTTGCATAAGAGGTTTTCCCATAGCTGATGCCATATCTCCTATGTATCTAATATCTTCTTTATCAAATCCTAATGTTTTTAATCTTACAACTCCCTCTATTACTTCTGCATTTTGGAATGGAGTAACATTAGCAAACTTATTAGCCCATGTCATTGTTTCAGCTGCTTGTTTTTCATCTTTAAGTACAGTTTCTAATACATTTCTATACTTCTCCATATCAGCAGCTCCTTTTATAGCATAAGCACCAAGCCCACCTATTCCAGCAGCTCCAATAGCTCCTAATTTAACTACTGTTCCACTTATTTTATTTACTACACTTCCCATTTTATCTAGTCCACTATTAATTCTAATTGCTGAATTTTGAACTACAGAGACTGTGTTTCTAAAAGTTCTCTCAAATCCAACAGCACTTCTTCTAGCTCCTTCTATTGCACTAGAGAATCTGTCTTTTAACTCTAATACTGCACTTAAAACAAAATTATCTGCCACTATATCACCTCCTAAATTCAAATAAAAAAGCACCTAGTAAAAACTAAGTGCTTAGTAATTTATTTTATTAAAATTTATCTAGCATATCATTAAAATCTTTATAGGATACATTTTTTAAAATATGCCCATTTTTAAATGTTAATTCTCCAAAAGACATAGTAGGAGAATCAGCATAAACAAAGACAGAATCTCCTTTATTTAATTCAAAATATTTTTCTTGCTCTTCTTCATTGATATAAACATCAGTTCCATCTTCAAATACAATAATATATTTGTCATCAAAAGCCCCTGAATCAAGAGATTTTATAGTTCCTTTCATAAAAAATATATTTTCTTCATCATTATAATTATGTAATGCTCTAGGCTCATTTTTTTTAAATTCTTCTAATAATACATTCGTATCATCTAATAAATGAATTTTAAAACAACTTGACTCATGAGTTGAACACATAGCCTTTAAAAACTTATCGCACTTCATACATTGATAAGCATACTTTATTCCTAATTTATCTCTCATGGCGGAAAATGTAGTGTTAAACATTGATAACAATAACATTAAAATACATAACTTCTTCATAAAAATCATCTCCCTTAAATAATACCCTATATTAGAGATTATCCTATACAGGATGTTATTTGTCAAGAGAGGAGAAAAGAAAAGCTAGCTCCTTAAAACTAAGCTCTTCTAATTCCTTTAATTTCCAACCTTTCTTTATATATTCAGAGTAAGTATAAGCTATCCAATTACTACTAATTACTTTTTTATATCTTCAGCAACCTTGGTGATTAAGTTATCTCCTGTTATTCCACTCTCTTCTAAAAGTAACTTTACTATAGAGGTCTTTTCAGCATGGGTAAATAATTTATTTACTACCAACTCAGGATTATCTTTACATTCTAAACTATTAATAATACTATCTGAACTCAATTTAGGTTCTATACAAGCTCCATATAAAGTCTCAGCATCTTTATCACTAGAGTTACTACTTAAAATATCTAAATACTCCACTCTACTTATTTTTTTTAATTTAATACTTCCACCTAGCCTTTTTATTTCTATCTCTAAAGCTTTTTCTTGATTTTTTTCAAGTTCCTTAGATTTAGTTAAAATATCTTCTATACTAACTATGGCCATTTTTCCCTCCTACTTAATTTCACTTTCATATTCAGCATCATCTGGTGTAAATCCAAATGGAAATGTTTCTCCTATTCCTTCTCCTCTGGTAAAAGCTGCTAAAGCTAACTCATTGAACCATACATTATCTAAAGATACTCTTTCCTCTTGTCCACCTTTAGCATCAGGGTCTTTTATAGAAACAACTAATCTACTTCTTACATCTTTTCCTTTTTTCCAATTTCTTAATATCTCTGCACTTCTCGAATAAACCTTATTTACCTCTAAAGTTCCCTCTCCTTTAAGTCCAGTTATTTTACTATCTACTGATAATCCTAATTGAACTTCCTTTCTATTAGCTATAACTTTAGATTCTATTTTTGATACTTCCATACACTTTAAATTATCTATCCACAAAGTTCCATGAGCTCCTGAAAGTGTCTGATTCCCTCTTAAAACCTCTTCCATACTCTACCTCCTTACATTGTTATGACTAAATTAAGATTAACCATTGTATTAGCAAACATAACATTTCCAGATAAATAAACATCAGCTCCAGTATTGAACTTCAATATTTCCAACTCTGTCATTTCCTCTGGGTCATATCTTCCATCTAATACTATTGCTTGTTTTTGTTGCTCAAAGTCAATCTCAATCTTATTATCAAAATCAGCATCCAATACATTTGGCTGTAAATTTTTAAAATATACTTTATTTACATTAGAGCAAAAATTCATTTTGTTATCATAGTTATTGATATAGATACCTTGCCAATAATTTTTGAATGTATCTCTAATATCATCAACTACAATACATATCCCCTCAACTATCTTAATGTATCTAGTATCAGATTTCCAAGTACTATCAAATTTTGTTTTAGAGTTTACAGCCATATTGATTCTAACTTTTCCATCATCATTATATAATGATAGCTTTCCAAGTGCTGGTTCTACATCTGTTACTTCTAATAAATCAGACATAACTATATTATCTCCACTTCTATTTAAAGGTAATCCAGCAAATAAACCAGCTATTGCTACTGTATATTCTTGAGCTGTAAAATCTCCAAGTTTAGATTTATAAGTTCCAGTATTAGCAAGTTCTATTATTGCTGGGTGGTCTGAATTAGTAGCAAATGAACTTACATATTTTACAGTCTTCAATATCTTTTCTGTTCCAAATACTTGTTTTACCCAAGTAACAACTTTTCCATCCTCTTCACTTTCAGCATTAGGACAAGCTAACCAATTCATCTTTCTACTTTTAAAAGTTCCAAGAATAGTATTAATATCTTCTTCTGCTTCCTGTCTTACTGCTACTATCTTTTTAGGACTATAAGTTTGCATAGCTAACTGAATTAATTTTTGTGACTTTTCACTCCATTTTTTAGTATCTATATCAGCTATTGTAGTAATAGTAGTAAATTTTTCAGTACTAGTTTCATCTTTTAAAACTATATATAAGATACCCAATTCACTTCTTTGAATAGCTGTTGTTGCTAAAGTTTTAAAAACAACTGATATATCTGGAGTAGGATTTATAGCTCCTGCCATTATTTATCATCTCCTTTGTTAAAATTTAAGTGTAATTCTTGCATTAATTCATAATCAATAGGTTTTCCATATCTATCATATAGTTCTATACTGAATTGATAGTGTCCTAACTTATCAACTTCATGCATCATTACATTTTTCATAGTTAAATATCTCTTTTCTACCTCTTCATCAGCAACTACAAGAATTTTATTTCCTGCAACCTCAAAGTTATTATCTAAATCCTCTAAAGCTGAATATATTTCAGTTGTATTTCCTTCTTGCTTTTCTGGAATATAGATAATATCAAAGTCTAGTTTCTTAAATTCTCTATAATTACTATTGAACTCTTTTTGATAATCTATAAGATCAATAAAAAAACAAGGTCTAGTTCCCTTGTTGATATCATCATATCTTACTTCATACCCAAGAGCTTTTATTTTTTGAGTTAAAGCTCTTCTAAAATCCAAAAATTTCACTATATCACCTACTTATTAGGTTTTTATACATAGTTTCTAAATCTCTATAAAAAGTCATTCTAACTCTATTTATCCCTTTGTGTAACATATGTCTACCTCTTACTATTCCCACTACTCTTTTCCCTCTTATGATTCTATGTCCAAATTCAATATGTGATGCATAGGTAGTGTTGTTATAGACTATTTGCTTAAAACTTCCACCATTTTTTCTTTGCCAAGCATTTCTAAGAGTTCCTGTATCGACTGGAGTCAGTTTCTTAGTTTCTCTTATAATCTCATTAGCTTTTTTCTTTAAAAACTTTTCAGTTTCTTTTGGAAAATCAGTTTTCAAACTCTCTATTTTCTTTAACCATTCATCCATACCATTAATCGACATTTTCTATCACTTCTTTCAAGACTACCTCTTGATGAGGGATTACATCATAGTATTTAAAAGGAAAAGAGGCTCTAGCTATATATTTGCTAGAACCTCTGTGAACTTCTAATCTATCATTTTGGAGAACTTCTGTTGATAAAGGTATAAATAATCTAAATTCTTGTTCAGAACTATTTATAAGAGTATTAGATGAGCCTTTTATAGTAGACTTAGATAATCTGCACTTATTATTTTCAGATATCAATACTTCCTCTTCTACAGTTCCACCATAACCATCATCTTTGGTTATGGATCTATAGATAGAAAAAGTATCAGTATATAATTTATCTACCATATGAGTCTCCTAAATTTAATTAAATCTTTTTCTCCAATATTTATCAAGTAGTTTATAATTTTATCTAATCTTTGTTCTAAAGTTAATATTCCTTCTGTTACATAGGTTATTGAAGTATCTCCTACCTGTAATTGTTTCTCTATTCTTTCACTATCAATTTCAGGTAAAGCCCCAGAGTTTTTTTTCAAAAATAAAAACTCGCCAATAGTTCTATCTATAACAATATTTTTAATAGTAGATGGAATAGTTTCTAAAGTATAATTCTGATTAGTAAAATTATTAATTCCATCTATTACTTTTTCAACTAAAAGTTCTAAAAGTTGAGAATCATCTTCCTGTTCTTCCCATTTTAAAATTCTTAGTTTTAATGCTATTCCATCTTCTATTGTCATTATAATCACTATCCTCTTGATATAATTCTAGCAATAGGAATAGCTTTATGGTTTATGTATTTTTTCTTAGATGTAGATTTATTATTTACTAACTCCCAGTTAGCTCCTGCTTTTAGCTCATCATCAGTTGGAGATAATGAAGCTTGAGATGATTTAGTATAAGAGATTCCATATGGTGCAAATACTTTTCTTTGTCTTGAGTAGAGTGTAGTTTGCCCACCGTTTGTTTTAGGGTCTCTTGACATTTCAGATGGTACTTTAGCTCCTATATTTTCATAGTCTATTGCCCCTTCTCCTAATAAGTATGAAGTGTATATAGCTTCATTTTGAATATGTTGTACATACTCATTTTCTTTAATATCTGAAATATCTTCTTGAACTGTTGCTAAAGCTACTTCTCCTAATCCTTCTCCAGCTGTAGTTACTTTCAAAGCTCCTACATCTGTAGAATTACATCTCACATATAAAGAATCAATTAATGATACAGGCATAGAATCATCAACTAATACTAATCTTCCATTCCAAGTTGCTAAGTTTAACTCTCTTTCTATTCCATCTTTATCTGTAAACTTTAAATAAGATAATAATTTTAAGTTTTCAAGATTAGTAGCTACACTTGAGTGCATTACTATTAGAGAAAATTTTGATTTATTATCTCCACAAGCTTTTTGTGCTGCTGAATTTAAAGTAGTAGCTGATACATATCCTTTAGTAAAGGCTTCTTTACTTATATCTAAAGTATGTCCATTTACAAATTTTAAGTTGTCAGCTCCAGTCATTGCGAATATTCCTTGTAAAACCGCTAATAGAGTTTCTTGGTCTATTCCAGCCCAATACTCAGCTACTTGTGCTGCTACATTGTCCATAAAATCTACTCCACCAGTAATATCATAAGAAAAGTCATCTTCTGTCCAAGCTTTAGCTCTTCCAGTAACAACTACTCCTCTTTCATATGTATCTGTAGTTTCAGAATCAATATTAGTCTTACCATCATAGTTTACAGGTACTCCACCTAAATTTCCAAAGAATGGGATAATAGCATATCCTGTACCTGTTTGAGAACTAAAAGCTTCAGCTATTTGAGCATTTCTTTTTAATGCTCTTGATTTTAAAAGTTCATTTCTTTTTAGATTTGGTATTCTATCTACATACTTACCAAATGCTTCTCCATTAAATGTTTTTTCATTAAATTTTGACATTTTTCATCACTCCTTAATCTATTTTTACTCCTGGATTTTCTGCTAAATATTTTTCCATTTGAGAATAAGTCATCTCATTGAAATTTACTTTCTTTTCAGGATTTCCCGCTGGATTTCCACCTTTAGGTGTTTGTGTTACTTCAAATAAAAAAGATGAGTCAACTGCTGATTTTAAAACTTTCAATTGCTCATCTAATCCTACAACTTTCCCATCTTCTCCTATTTTTGCTCCATCTAAATTTAATAATGCTTTTACTGCTTTATTATTTTTAGCTCCTGCACTCATTAGTGCTATATCTAAAGCATTATCTAATCTAATTTTTTCTATATTATCAGCATACTCTTTGTCTTTAGCTTTTTGAGCTTCTTGCATATCTGATATTTGCTTTTTAAGTTCCTCATTATCTCCTACATTTTTTTTCACCTCCTCTAAATTCTTAGTTAATGACTTATTACTCTCAGCTAGTTGATTTTTTTCAGTTTCTAGCTCTAAATATTTAGCTCTTTCTACATATCCTTCTAACTCTTTTTTAGATTCTCCAGCTACTTTTATAGCTAGTTCCTCTCCGAGTCCTAATGCTATTAATTGTTCTTTAGTCATTTATTTTTCCTCCTTTTTGATATCTGGTCCCCAGAAAATGTATTTTTTATTTTTACCTTTTCTTTCTCTTAGAGCTCCACAAATAAAACCTATAACTGCTCCTCCTATAGTTCCTATAAATAAATATCCTGCTGGTGTCATTTCTCTCATCTCCTTTTAGTTCTATATAAAAAAGAGCAAGGAATCCCACTAGCATAAGTTCCCTGCCCTATTTTGTACCATCTTTCATGATTGATAAAAGCAAAAATTTCTCCCATTTTTACACCTCTTTTTTTATATTTGCCATTCCTAAAGCAAATCCAAGTCCATACCATATTTGATTTTTAACTCTTTCTAATAGAATTTCAGCTCCTATTTCCTCTGAATAGTTTTTATCATCTACACTAGAAGTTGATTCTATTCCAGTAAATCCATTAGCTAGTTTATACTCCATCACAGTAGTTTTCTTACCAAACATAATTTTTGTATAAATATTTTTCTCTACTATAAAATCCTCTACTAGTTTTTCTGGAATTTTATTATTCTCTATTTCGTATGCTTTTCTTAAAAAGATATCTTTAGGACACATGCTTGTTCTCCCATCTTTATGAAATATCCTATAAACTCTTTCTTGCGAAGTTTTCCCATTTCCAAGACCTTCGCTTTCATAATAATTAGCTAAGCTCATTTCTTCTACTTCTACAACTTCAGTTGTTAAAAACTGTTTTCTCATTCCTATCGCTCCTTATATTTTTGCATTAAAAAAGCACCTAGATTTCTCTAAGTGCTCGAATCTTAGTATTATTTTTTATCCTAAGAAAAACTCTATTTCCTCATTTTGAATAGCTTCTACTAATTTTTCTTCTCCTAATTTCTTTAGCTTCTCTATTCCTTCCTCATATTTATCATTTACTCCTTCTAAAACTAAATCAGTAGTAAGTCCCATTTCAAATAAAATTTCATCTATTTTTTCTTTATTTTTGTTATCTTTTATATAATTAATATACAACATTTATTTCACTCCTTTCAATTTCATTGTATTTGCTATAATTAGTGAAAAAAATTGTTCTTCTCCTTTGTTTTTACTTAAAGCATTATCTAATATATTTTGAATTATTTCATTTGGCATACTTGGAGAATTTCTTTTAATTAAGGTATAAATTTTACTTCTATTTTTTCTTGCATATTCTAAATAAGTATCATAATAACTTTTATCAATCTCTATATTTTCTAACTCTTTTCTTAGAGTTATCCAATTAGGATTTAATCCATTCATTCTATCTTTCCAAACTATCTCTCCAAAATCTTCTAAAGTTTTACATTTCTTAAATTTTTCTAATTTTTTTAATTTAGGTAATGTTTCTGATAGATGTTTTGGGTAAGATGGAGAAATTGGAATTTTATTTCCCATTCTTTTCATCATATAATGTGCTGAACATTCTGCAAATACATCATCTATATATGCCCAATTTTGAAAATCATAATTTACTGATATAAAATCAACCTCTTTATTATGCCCTAAAGCATGATATGCTTCATGAAATATTGTTTTTAATTGATAATATTTCTTTCTGTCATCATCTTTTTGTAAATTATAAGTTTTTACTGTTAATTTTGAACTTTTTGAATCTAATACTTCAAAATTTAATCCACAACTTCCTCTAGCGTTTAATTTTTTTACACTAACATTTAAATGTTCCAGCTTTAAATTAGATAATAATTTTTCTGCAAATTTCTTTCTAGTTAATTTTTTATCTAGTCCCTCTAATATGCTATCTTTTTCTTCCATTATACCATTTTTTTCAGATTCTTTCAATGTTTCATACTCTATAACAGGAATAATTGTACTTCTACAATGAGGATGCATAGGAGGATAATTTACTCCTACCTTAGCATCTTCTAATTTAAAAATTTTTCCATTTAACTCTCTACATTGTGGAGAAGTTCTACTATCAATCTCAGCTAAATACTCATACTCTTCAACTTCACTATCCTCATACCCCTTTTTAGTAGCTTGGTTAAGTGCATAGTTAAGTTCAGTCCTTACTAATCTCTCTGTATTTTTTCTATCTGAGTTCATTCTCCCTATTATCTTATCTGATAAATCTTTAATTGATATACCTTGAATAAAAGATTGAATAATTTCCTCTTTAAGTACTCTTCCTAGTGCTGCTCTGTTCTCCCATATTCTGTTAGAGAAGTCTGTTCCACTCCAAGGGTAGTTTATCAAATCAGATAAAGTATCTTTATCTAAATAAGCTACAGAACTCTCTACTCCAAAATCCAGTCTTATATCTCTATAAGAATCATTATACACAGTTTCCAAAGTTCCTTTGAGAGCTTCCTGTTCTGCATAAGCTTTTCTATTGAGTTCCATATCTATTTGAGCTTTTAAAATGTCTAGTCTTGAAATCCTAGACTTCATAGCTAAGGTTTCTAATTCTAGCTTTAACTTATTAGCTATATCCTCAGCTATTCCCTTGAACTTCTCTATCTCTGCCATATACTCTTCAAGTGTCATTCTCCATTCTTTGAACTCTGAACTTGTTAAATTCTTTATAGCATCAGCATAAGAAAGTTCAGTTAAATCCATGTACCTTACTACTAAATCATTAATAGATTTTTGAATTTCTTTTCTAGCATTAATAAGATTTTTATCTAGTTCTTTAAGTAATTTATCTCCCTCTTTATGAACTTTTTTTTCTTGCCTATCAGCTCTTTTCTGCCAATATTCTTTATTTTTCTTTTGGTCCATTCAAATCACTTCCAAAGTTATAATCTGGATAGATTTCTTCTTTTTGCTTTTTAATTTTTTCTAACTCTTCCACAGGATTTTTTATCCATGGATGCTGAGCCACTATTGTTTCATCAGAAATTATTCCAACTGAAGCTTTACAGTTAGCTATAGTTTGAGATTCATTTACCAGGATATCTTTATTGAATATAATATCTACTTTCTCATTCTCAAAATCTCCAAATCCCATATGACTAAAATATGCATTAACAAAATATAGTAGTTTTTCTAATCCACTTCTAAATTCTACTTCCATTCCAGTAGCATCTAAATCTATATCAGCATACATAGATTGAATATTCATTTCATTTGGATTATTTCCTAGTCTATCATCTTTAGCATTAAATCCTCTACCATTTTCTATTAATGCATCTTTGAATATTTTTATAATATCCTTATAGTTTTGAGCATTAAGTTCAACAGTAAGTTTTTCTACTCCACCATCACCTCTAACTTTTACAAAGCCATAAGTAGCTAAATTTTTTCTAAATTCTGCACCATTTTGCCCATCATAGTTTTTTAATATTAAGATACAGTTTCTAGGATTTTCATCTAAATTATTTTCAAAGTTTGAAATAGCTTTATTAATTCCATCTTGTAAGTTTTTCACTCTTAATATTAAAGGTTTTTCAAGTAAGTTATATTTAAAAGGAATTACTGGTAATCTATCCCAGTTAAATTGCTCTTCTCCTATATTGAAATAGTTATAATGTGAGTCATATTTTAAAGCCCTGTGATGATATTTATATCTGTCTATTCCAGCTAGGCTATAAACATCAACTATCTCTACATCTATCAACTCTGAACCTGTCCACTCTTGAATAGTGTAAATTCTAATTACAAATTCTAGATCTGTATGCCCCTCATCTTTCCATACTGGTAATATTTGACAAGGCTCAAATCTCTTAAATACAAACTCTCCTTTATCATTGTAATGAGGATATATCCAAGCTATTCCACCATTTAATGCATCTTCTCCCATATTTTTAATAATTCTATGAAACTCTAGTCCAAATACCTTTTCGAGTTGCTCTTGGTATAATTGGTTATTAGTTTGAAAAGTAAGTGGTTTTCCTAATAGATAATTTACTTTTTGATCCACTAGCTTTTCATATTGATTATCTATTCTTTTGTTATTTGGTAGGTTGTCAACTTCAGTTAATCTACCATCTTCTCCTATGACTTCTCTTTTAGCCCATAAAATATCATGTTGTCCTCGGTAATATCTTTCTCCAGTTAGCATATCCAGTCGTCTTTTACTTTTTAAAAATCTATTAACTATATACTCTAAGTATCTAACATCTTTATCAGAGCCTTTCTCAACTTTATCTCTATACAGTTTACTTCTAAGCCATCCTAACACTATTCCACCTCCTCATTAATCAAAACTAAATGTATCTCCTTCAATAAATCCTTCTAGTGCATATCTCATAGCATCCATTAAGTGGTTAAAATCATCTATAGGTTTATTGATAGGTTTATCAAATTTATCTTTGGCCCAAGTGTAGTTACTTATTTCAGTTAAAAAGTTAGTACAGCTTGGATGGATTATAATTTTAAATCCTTGAATAAATTGAATACCATTATTTATACTATCTTTTCCTTTTCTTGCTGGGATAACTCTGTACAGTCCATAGTCATATAACTCGTCTATACTCTTAGGTTCTGCACTATCAGCTACTATTTTTTCTTTAGCTTTTCCCATACTAGTAATCTCATCAGCAATCATTCTATTAGTTAAAGCTTTTTTATACAGCTCATCAAAAATATATATCTCTTTTCTACTTAATGAAATTAGCCCACAAAAAAGAGCAGTAGGGTCATTGGTATAACCAAAGTCTAACCCAAAACTGCTCTCTATATCTGGTATGTTATTTAAAATTTCTTGTATATCAAATTCTTTCTCTTCCCAGTTCTCATATATAAGGCCTTCTGATATTCCCCATTCTCCTAATCCTGCTACTCTATATCTTCTAGGATTTTCAGCTTTCATTCGCTCAAATAATCTCAAGTCTGATTCATCTAAAAACTCATTACAAAGATAATTGGTAGTTTTAGCTAGAATATCATCACAAGGTTCTGCATCAAAAAATCTTTTCTTTATCCAGTGTCCTTCATTCCAAGGATTAAGAGTTAAAGTTATTTGCTTGAATAAATTTCCATTTACTTGTCCTCTGATAGATTCATCTAGCATATTAAAATCAGATTCTTTTGTTATCTCATAGGATTCCTCTATCCAGCACCAACATAAACTACCTACATCAACTGTTATGGAAGTTAATTTCATAGGTTCATCTAATCCTCTGAATAATATTTTTTGTCCAGTAGGTTTATAAATAAGTTCTAAAGGACTTTCTTTATAATCCCAGTAATCATCAACCTGTAATTGTCTAATTGCCCATCTCAAATCTGTATAAGCACTATCTTTTAAAGTTCTAAATACTTTTCTTACTACAAGTAGATTAGCTCCAGGATATTTCATAAGTCTAAATATAAAATTTAAAGCTGTTGTTTTACTCTTTTTAGATGCTCTGGATCCTTTACATACTCTGTATCTTCCAGTAAAATTCCAATAATCTTTATATCCTTTTCCAATAAGTTTGGGTAGGCTTACTTTCTTAATCTTCAATTTCATCCTCCCCTGTTATCATTACTGGAACTAATCCATCTACTTGGATTTTATCAGTAAATAATCTATGTCTTTTACCAATAAGTTCAGCAGCTTTTATTCTATCTTTTAATCCTATTTTCTTTTTTACCACTCTAGCTTCAGAACAATAATCTCCAATACTTTCTACAACTACTACTTCCTCATCCAATTCTCCTCTCATAGCTGAGGTTAATAATTGCATCACTTCAGTAGCTGAAGCCACTCTTTTCTCCTCTAGTTCTTTTAGTTTTTCATCAATGTAGTTTTTAATGGCAGGTTTTAGCAAGTTCTCTTGCCCTATCACTCTAGCTGTTTTCTTACTGTACCCAGCCTTGATAGCTGCTTCTGTCATATTCCCTGTTTCAATATAATAATCAGCAAATCTTTTTTGTTTTTCAGTTAATAAAGCCATGTCATTATCACCTCCACACATTCATTTTATTTGTTTTAAATATTTCAAAACAATCGAAACATAAAAAAAGAGATAGCTCTTATGTCTATCCCTTATAGATATCTTTTATTTTAGAGAGCCAGCTTTTCTGACTCTCTACCCTCTCTCAAAAAGAAGACTTTTATAGGATTTCTCTCACTCCACATTTTATACTATATCACATCCTTAACTCTCATACAATAGCTTTTACTCTCATTTAGTGTCATTTATTTTATTAAAATTTTTAAATGCTCTATTATGTATTCTATATACCTGTGATAAGCAATATCCCATTTTCTCCGCTATCTGCTCCCAGGTTAAACAGGTTATATATCTATATCTTAGTAAAGCTCTTTCTACAACATCCTCAACCTTATCTATCTCTGATGATAAATCTGCAATAAAATCGTAAAGTATTTCTATTTTTTTCTCTTCTTCTACAATTTTATCAATTCTGTTTACCATACTTTCATCACTTGGGAGTGGTCCACCTTGAAGTTTTTCTGATAATCTAACAGCTCGTAAGCCATCTAAGGTAGCTCTCATATCTTCCAATACAGCTTTTTTACTTTCAATTTCTAATTTTATTCTGTATCCTTTTTTCAAGTATTTTTTTCTATCCATACTTATAAGCTCCAATCTCCATTTATTCTTTCCATATTTTTATTCCATTTCTTACAATAACAATTTATTAGCTCCTCTTTTGAAAATCCTCTACAATTTACAATATCTATGTATTGCTTAAAAGCTTTTCCATCCATAACTTCCTTACTCCAAAGTTCATGTTTGAACATATATATTTTTGTTCCTAAATTACAATCTATAACTTCTGTATTCAAAAATATTTTTTCCAATTCTTTTATTTGCTTATCAGTAACTTCTATCTCTATTTTTCCACATACTTTCTTTGCAAATTCTTCTGCATAATGACAATATTGTAAAAAGAAAAATAATATATCTGTTAATTCTTCCAATTCTCTTTCTCTAGAATATTCTTTTTGTTTCCATGTTTTAAAATTATATTCATCTGGTAATTCTCTTGCCCACTCCTGAAACTCATCATCTATAGATAATAATATATCCTTTCTATTTCTTAAACGTGGAACAAATCCATTTTTTCTTGGTTTTGCTACCGCTCCATCTAATTGTTTTTGCATTCCTAATATTTCTTTAAATGTTTTCATTCTATTTTCCACCTCTATTCAATAATTCTATGATACCAGCAAATTCCCAATGAAATCCATTAATATTTATTTCAAGTCCACCTAATACTCCAGCTAATAAAATACTTACTAAAATTACTAAAGTAATTGCTCCAATTGCTTCTAATATTTCATCAATCATTATTCCACCCCTCTATTAATAAATTCAAGAACCTTCTCTTCAACCACATTTATATCACTAGCAGCTACAACATCGTGGAAAAGATTAAGGACCTCTCTTTTTTGAGAAGGTAGTCCTCCTTTTTCTTGAACCTTCCGAAAAATCTCTAGAATTTTTAGAGCTATCTCAGCTCTTTCTTGCACTGTCATTTGTTACTCATCTCCTAAAATTTTGACTTCCTGTATCTTATCTAAAACTTTTCCAAGTAGTTCTGTATCTATTTTATCTTCTAATAGATTTAGAATTTCAGTAGTTAAACAAGCTAAAGAATCACTTAAATATTCTTTCTCTCTTGTTATAAACCCTTTCTTAAACTTCTCTATTTCCTCATAGTATTTAGTCTCCCAGATATTCATTTCTACTCTCCTATTACATATTCCAAGTATTTTTTAGCTTTTCTTAAGTCTTCCATGCCATTTTTCTTATTTTCTCTGGTAACATACTTAATTACATTACCTTTACAATATCCTTTGAACTCTTCTGGAGACATAGATGCTTTTATAACATCTATAACTTCCACATCAAGCCCTGCTAATTTGTAATGGTTAGGAGAGTTTACATTATCCTCATTCTTACTATTTTCTTTTACAAATGTTTCTAATATTTCTGCAAATTTTTTACTTTCTCCAGAAGTTGCATCGCAGATTTTTTCAAAAGGACAGTTTTCACATTCTACTGACTCAAAACATTGTCCACCATGTTCTATAATTCTTTTAGCCATCTCTATTTGTTCTCTCATTTCCATTTTCTACATCTCCTCACTATTCCATAAAGTCTCTTTTACTTCTTCCTTATGCAAACAAGCCCACAACATCATATAAGCATCTGCTGCATCATCACTATCTGCTTCTACTCCTGTCAGTTCCTTAAATCTTTCCATCATGTATTTTTTCTGTTCTTCTCTATGAATTGGAACTTTACCTACTCTATTTTTCCAAAACACTGCTGGAACTAATAACAACTCTAAATTCAATCTCTTTATATGATAGGTTAACATTCCTCTTATTTCACTAAGCATAGTTAATACATTAGAATTTAAGCCTAGATAAATATCTTCTAGTATTATCATATCTATCATACCTTTTTCTAAGATATTTGAGAGTTCCTCTACTATCTCCAATCCTCTATCTCTAAAATCTTCCAAACTTGATTTAATAGTTTTCCATCTAACTATTACCCCATTCTTAGAATATGCTATCCCAGTAGAAGTAGTTGATAAGTCTATTGCCAATATATTTTTCTCATCTAATCCCTCTGGAATAATACAAGTTTTTTTAGTTTTAGCTACTAGCTTATTTCTCTCTTTTAATTTTCTTTCAGTATCCAATCTTTTCTGCTTCTTTCTCTCTACTAAATCCAAGCAAGTTCCTGCTCGGATTTGATTAAGAGTTGCCATTTGGATATTTCCATTCTTAAACTTTATATCAAAACAATGATTATTTTTTTCTTTGAAGAGATACTTCTCAACTATATAAGCCTCTCCCTTTTTATTTTGAAATTCTTTCCCTACATATTCATTAGGGTCTATCTTCTTAGCCATATCTCCCCCTAAAATCTTTTTCTATATGCAGGTAATATTCTAAACTCTGTATCATTTATTAATCTTTTTCTAAATTCCTCATAAGTTTTTACATGAAAAACTAGAACTTCATTATTTGAAAAAGTAGGATAAATTCCATCATAAGCAATATTGAGTTCTCCAGATAATCTGATTAGCTCCTCAGTAAGTTTTCTTCCTAATCCTTTTTTATCTAAGATAAAGTAATCTTTCCACCATTTGATATTATATATACTCTTATAATATTTTCCATTTCCATTGTTATATTCTAACTCTTCATTTCTCTTTACTAACTCATCAAAACCTAATAGTTGTCTCTCATACTTTTCAATAAAATCTTTTTGAAGTTCCTCTTCCAATCGCTCAACATAATGAATCACAGCTCTTCTTACAAACTTACTTTCTCTTAATAATACCTGCTTAGCTTGGTTATAAGTTAAGATATACATAGGTCTTAGTTCCCCTTTTTTATCTTTATATTCAACCAGCGAAATTTTTCCCTCGTTTATCTCTTCTTCAAACTCATTTCTAATTATTTTTAATAAATCTTTGTGTTGAAGTTCTGCTCTATTTCCTTCTTGCTTCCTAAAAATATTTATTTGGTCCAATAGTTCCAAGCTCGTTATTCTATCCTTATTCAATCCCATTATTTCCAGCATTTTTAGCCTCCTGTTTCTTTAAATTTCTATACATATTCCTAAATTGCTTTTGAATCTCTACATCCATCTTATTAAAATACCATTGATTTAACTTTATATATAAAGCTAACTCTTCACTACTATTAATACTTAATCCTTTATAATAGAAATGTAAAAAGGTAGCTCCTCTTGGTAATTTTAAATTCTCCATATATTTTTCCTTTTTGTTAACTGTAGTCAACTGGTGGTCAAAAACAATATTTTTTTATCTATATCCATAAACCCTTTATTTATAATACTTATTTAATAAGTTGTGGTTTTTTGTAGTCATTCTTGTGGTCAAACTATTTTTCTCTAAAAACCTCTATTTTACTAGGTTTTATAGCTTTTTTATAGGTTTGTGGTCAAAAAAAGAGTGGAACTACCACCTAAAATTTTTCAAAAATATTTTTTTTATTTCTTTTAATATTTTTATACTTTTATATAACACACATGTAAAAAGTGACTACATTGACCACAAGCAACTCTAAGCTAGAATTGTAGATATTTTCAAAGAATTTTATTTGACCACAAATTTGACCACAGTGGTCATGAGATAAAATCTACTACCTTAAATTCATCAGCCTTTACAGATATAGTTTCTAATGAAAAACTATCTTTTGGAAACCTTGTTGATACTCTAGTATTAATAATAAATTTCTCTTCCAATAGCTGTTTTTTTAAGGTTCTCATATCCAAGAGCTCCAAAGTACTATTAGTTTTATTATGCTCCTCAGCTATAGCTTTATATAATAGATTAAATCTCACTAGATGCCTTCCATTATCAATCTTATAAAAATATTTCATATCTTGACCAGAGTCAGTTACTAGTTCCAATAACTCTAAAAAGTTACTAACAACATTATATTCATTTGTCAATCTTCTATTTAAAAACTCCACAAACTCTGTAATTATTTTGGTGTCTATCTTTATTAGTTCTGTAAGAGCTTTTAACCCTGTCAACATACATCTTCCATTATAAAGTTGTCTCTCATCTTTCACATCTTTTAAAAACTCCTTTACCTCTTGGAGAGGAATATCTATAGCTCCTTTATTCAATCTTCTTTGTAGAGCTAGTTTTCCAAATTTTTCTAATAAATCTGTATGCTTCAAAGTGAAAAAAATCTCATCAGAACTTTTATTTTTTTTATTTAAGCTAGTACTAATCATTCTATTTTTTATAGAAACATCACTTAATTCTGTCTCTCCAGAGATTATAAGAGGTGTACAGAGTTTAAACTCTGTCAATTTTGCTGTAATATTCCCTTGGTTAATAGTTTTGTTATCATATACAGCTCTAATTATTGAATAAAGCTCTATTGCCTTCTCCTTTAAATTTTTACCTGTTATCTTAACCTCATCTATTACCCAAGGAGTTATATTGGAACAGCTACTTAAACTTCTAATCTGATGGTTTGTAAGAGTAGTAAAAGATTTTATATTCTCTTTATTCCCAAACAGTATCCTAGATATAAACTCTACATACTCAGTCTTTCCTATGGAAGTAGTTCCACTAACTTCTAATATTGGATAACTCTCACTTATATGAAATCTTCCTAATGCCCAGCAAATTCCTAAAAGGCTTTGATTATTATCACTTCTCAGATTGACAAGATTTTTATTTAACCACTCCAACTGCTCCTCTGTAAGTGCCTCTAATGAACTCAAAGAGTGTATTTTTAAATCTTGCTTAGTACAAATTACTCTGGAACTCTCATCATAGTAAACATCATCTATAATTCCATAGTGTGGTATCTCCAATAAATACTCCTCTTTACTCTCATCTAATAACCAACTCCAAAATTTTGGAATACTTTGGGCACTTCCTAAAAAATATCCTAAATTTTCAAGTATTCCATTTTTAGTTAAAAGGTCCGTTTTGGTTGCTTTAAACTCTCTTTCTCTTCCATTACTTCTAACTATTCCCACTATATATGTATCTGAATACCCTGTAATTTTTACTATAAAATCTGTTACCCTTACATAGTTTTCCTTTTGCCATACATAGTATCCATCCTCTTCCTCGTGAAAAGGAACATATACACTGCCTACTCTACTTGCTCCCTTTATAACCTCTATTAGAACCTCTGCTCCTGCTCCTTGAAGTATCTCATTGAAATCTTTGAACTCTTTCATATCTACTTCAAAAAGTTTTCTCTCAAATCCTGCTAATTTTTCTAAAATATGCTCTTTAGCATCTTCTCCAGCCTCATCATTATCTACTGCTATTATTATTTTAGAAAATTTACTAATCCACTCTTTCTGTGTATCTATACACTTTAAATTCTTAGCACCAAAGGGAAGACTTACTACATTTTCATACCCTACCTCTATAGCACTTAAAAGGTCTATCTCCCCTTCTACTATAATTAGGTAGGATTTATCTTTTATATTTTGCCAGTTAAGAAAATAGTCTGTTGCACTCTCTTTTTCAGCACTACATTTTTTATCTAAGGTTCTATATTTTATTCCTACAACCTCTTTACCATTAGTAAGAGGTATCATCATACTATTATTTTTACCAAGCCTACATAATCTTCCTAATCCTTTTTCTGATATACCTCTTCCTTTTAAGTAAGAGAGCCAATCAGCACCTAGATGCTTATCGGCTCTTGCTTGAAAAAAGTCTGAAAAATTTACTCTATTTTTCTTCCTTTCTTTTATCTCTTTTACTTCAGGAAGTCTGTAATCCCAATTTTCTAAGTCTTTAATATTTCCACCTTTTCCACTCTTATGGCAAGTGTACATACCAGTTTTTACATTTACAGAGAAATCAGGATTACTCTCATCATACTTATCACAGATAGGACAGTAGTAGAATCTCAGTTCATCTCCATACACTTTATGTGTGTACTTATCCATCTGTACACCTCCTACTTCCTGTTATTAAAATGGAAACTCTTCTTCATCATCAACACTATCTTCTTTTTCTGTTACTTCTGGTTGAGTAGTTGCTCCAAATTTCTCTCTGTAGAATTTTACATCTGTTGCCTCAGTCTTGTTTAAAATCTCATTAGTAGTTTTTTCAGTTTTTATATCAAAGAAATCTTTTATCTCATAATTGATATTATCTCCATCTTTTTTAGCTTGAAGGATTACTCCTATCTCTTTTCCAGCTAAGTTAGTGATATATGTTCTACTTATCTCTTCTCCAGAGTAGGCTTTTACCTTTTTAACCTCTGTTTTTAAGTTTTCTACCTTCAATTTTAATAAATATACCATTCTATTTAATAGTTTTTGAGCAAACTTATTATCTGTTCCATCTCCTTTTTTATGCCATAGTGTGACTCTTGCATATCCTTCACTGTTTTCCAAATTTAATGTTATTCCTACAGCTTTACTAGAACTTGAGTTAGTTAAATATGCTTCTTTTATTTCAAATTCATATACTCCACTCTTAGTTATTTTTTCTCCTCTTCCAACTGCTGTTGTTAAATCCTCTTGATTACTATTCCATAAGTTCATTCTCATCATCTCCTAATTAAAATATTCTCTTATTGCTTTATTTATTAATACTAAGTCATTCTCTATTTCATTTTCTGTAAACATATCTATTGGAGTCTTAGCGGGATCTAATCCATTGACTATAAATTTATATTCACTTTCACTACCAAGAGCCAATATAACCATAGAAAATAACCCTTCTACAACTAACTTATCATCTAAAAATTTACCTATCGTTTTCATGGATAACTTTCCATCTTGGTCCTTTTGTGTATGAGCCATTATATAAATTATGAGGTCATTTCTCATCTCATCTAACTTATTAAAAATATCCATTATTCCAAAGGCTAGGGTTTCAAACTTTGTATATCCTGTTTCTTTTGCTCTTTCCTTATACCCATAAGTTAATAGATAATTAAAATCATCTATTATCAGAGTTTTTATAGCTGTATTTTTTTCTATCTTATCCAAAGCCTTTATCACACTATCTATCCTTTTAGTAACAAAAAGATTTTTCTTTTCTAAATTATAAAGAGATTCAGATTTTTTAAAAGGTAATGGTTTTTCCACTGTCTTTATTATAAAAGTCTCCTCTGGCTTTAGATTTCTGATAGAAGTAGATTTCCCAGTTCCACTACTTCCTAAAATCAACACTTTTTGTGCCATCTCATCACTTCCTTATCAAACTTGCTATTTCGAAAATAAGTTCTTTTGTAGCTTTTATATCTTCCAAACTATCATGTGCTTGAAACTCAATCCCAAAATAATTACACCAAGTTTCTAATTTATTATTTTCTAATACTGGAAGTATTCCACATAGTTGTAAAAATCCTATGCAAGGTAAAGGGTCTATAGTTGCTGAACTTATGTAGCTGAAAAGATAATTATCATTTTGTCTTTTAAATAAAGCTTGTAACATTTCTATATCAAACTTTACATTATAGCCTGCTACTATAAACTTGTCCTCTTTATCATATTTATTTATGTACTTATCTAATATTTTCTTAAAGTAAAAATAAGTTTCTGCCTCTGATTTATACTTTTCACTATCTAACTCTTTCAATGTTCTCCCTTGAACCTCTAAAGCTTTTGGATTAACTTCACTCCCTTCAAAAGGTTTTATGAAAAAGTTAAACTCCTCTACATCTTTTTTATCTATCCTTACTATTCCACTTAATTGGATAAGTGCTGACTCTTTGGGATTTACTCCACCTGTTTCTGTATCTAAAAATAAAATTTTCATTTTACACCTCTTATTTTATGTTTATAGTTGACTTTCTTATTAAAAATGCTCCTGGAACTTTCTCTCCTTTTTTTATAGCTTCTTTTATCAAAGTCTTTGAAATCTCCTTAGTTACCTTTACCTTTTCAACTCTATATTCATCTGGAACTAAAGTCTCATCAAAATAATCTACACTTTCTCTTCCTGCACTCCAAGTTATATTTCCATTTGGAGTTTCTATCTTTTTAACTCCCATTTTCTCCATACACATTTTTATATAATTTTCAAAATTTTCCTGTTTCTTTTTTCCGAGTTTCTTTAGTTTTTCAAGTTTTTCTATCTCTTCATCTATGTTTTTTATCAAGCTATCTCTATTCTTATAATATTTAACTATATCTGCACTTTTTTCTTTTAAAGTAGTTTCTATTCCTTGTTGTAACTCTTCTAATAAAGCAGAATCTTTTATCTCCCCTGTCTCTTCATCAATAGCCATCTCCCATAATTCTTCCATAGCTATCATTTCTTTGCTTATCCCATACAATGTTAATTCATTCACAACCATCATCTCCTGTTTCTATTAAGTTATATTGCCAGCTAAATAGTTTTTCTAATTTAGTCACTAATGTCTTTAGATATCTTATATCCTTTTTATCTTTTATCTCATTTTCTAAAGAGTGTCTGAGTTCATATCTAACCATCAAGATTCTACTCATCATCTCTCTAAAAATATTTACTTGTACTGGTTCTTTCTCTTTTACTTCATCACAAAAATCTACAGTCATTTTTAATGATTCTAGTACTCTTACTCTTTTCTCTTCCAATATTTCTAGTTGTTTCACATCTACAAAAGGTTTATTGTATTTAACTAATCTTGCTACACCTCTAGGAATCCATGCTAAAATCTCTTCAAATTTTATTTTTAATTTTCCAGCATATACCATGTCATAACCTAAATCTTCCCACATGTCTCCTGTTATAATATTTCCAACATTTTTTAGTAGTGAATCTCTAAATTCAAAATTCTTTTGAACTAACTTATCATCTTGTAAAGCTTTTGCCAGTCTATTTTCATATCTAAGATAATCTATTAACATCTCATTTAATTCAAATAAACTCATTAAGACTACTAAACTTGCTGGTGGTTTTGTTGCCTCTCTCATTTCTGGTAAAATCTCATCTAATTGTTTTTTAGCTAATGCTAACAACAATCTTTTTTCTTCAAAATTTTTAGTTAAAAGGCTTAATGATACTGTGCCCATTATTCCAGCTACCCTTTCTGAAAATTGATTCCCTTCAGCATTAAAATAATAAGTGAAAATTTTTAAGTCATTTTCATTAGTAATAAGTTCTTTCATTTTTTCAGTAGTAGCATTAAATACTTTTTTAACCTTTTTATCTCTTCTACTCTTCCTCATTTTCTATTCCCTCCACCCATATATCTATCAGTACAGGGATTAGAAGTAATAACACCTCTCCGCCTATTGCTAGATACCCTCTTTGAATGTATGCTGACAGTGTTAAAATTATAGAAATTGCATATATTAATATTCTTGACTTATTTTTCATATTATCCTCTCCATTGAAATTTTTTACTGGATATGGTATAATACTTCATCGGGTTTGAGGTATTATACCTTTGAGACTTTATAGTTGCCAGCTATAAGGTCTCCTTTTTATTTTCTACTAAAACCACTTCATATGGTATTCTAAAAGCTTCTAAAAATTGACAAGTATAGACAAAATAAGTCCATTCATTCTTAACTCTTTCTAGTGCTACACCCCAATTAAATAATCCATTCTGTAATCCTAACCTCACATTTGAAGCATTTCTGTGAATAATTCTAGCTGCTAGTTCTGCTGAAATAGTTAGCCTATCACTAGGAACTATCATCTTATTGTCTCTTATTTCAAACATATCCATTCTATTTGTCTTAGTCATTACTATCATCTCCTTCATAAGTAGATAATCCTACCACATCATCATAGATGCATCCACAACTACTACAACAAATAATATTTTCTGTTATGATGACTTCTGAATTGCAATAATCACATAAGTAAATTTTTTCTTTCATAACTTCCACCTCATATATGTCTTGGAGCTCTAGTAACTAAAGTTGTTTTCCATTCTCTTATTTCTTTCTCTTGTTTAACTTGAGCTCCTATCTCTTTCATCTTTAATAGATTAGCTTCATTCTTTTCTCTCAATCTTTTAGCTTTTTTCTTTTTGCTACTTTTTCCTCTTCCCATTTCTATTTTCCTCCCATCCATATATAATTTCTCCAAGTACTGTAACTAAAATAGCTATTATTAAAAATATAATTAACATTTCCTAACTCCTAACTTTCTTTTCAATTTTTTATTGTATTTTTTTTAAACTTTTATTTTCTTCCTCAAGTTTTTCTAGTTCTTTTTCTAATTCTTTTAATGCTCTCAATCTACAATCTGATATTCTTCTTTCTTCTGCTAGCTCTTCTTCAAGTTTAGTTATCAATTTATCTTTAGCATTAATCAAGCAATTTTTCTCATGTAAAGCCTCAGCATGTACATCTAAAATATCTACTACATCAATATTTAATTTCACTCCATTAATATTCATTTTGCACTCTCCTATAAATTTTTTAGTATTTGTTCTTTTACCTCTTTGAAATTAATACACTCATAATTAAAGATTTCTAAAGGGTCATTATCCCCAAACCATATTGTTATAGATTTTTCATCTAAACAAAGTTTTGTTATTTTTAGTGGGTTTACTAAATACTGTTCACTTGCAAATTCTACTTTTATGAATCTCATTTACTTTTCCTCCTCTCTTTCAATCATTGGTACTATGCCTTTAGTTTTTAAAAAATCATATAAGAACAATCTTCCTTTTTGTGTCCAATACATATGTGGTTTTGCCCCTTGCGTTCCATCAGGCTTATTGTAATTTTGTGTCTTAGTTTGTGTATATCCTTTATTTGCATATTTTTGATAAATAAACCACACATCACTTTGTTTGAATTGAATTTTTTCTTCATGTAATAATTTGTTAAAAGCTTTGGCAGACATTCCATAATCTTTAGCAATTACTGTTGCACTCAATAAATCTTTACATTGAAGTACTAAGTCATAATAAGTTGCTTTAGGTTGTAATTCTGCTATTTGCTGAGTTTTAACCTGATTATCAAGTTCTAATTTTTTTATTCTTTCTGATTTTCTTTCTATTGTCTTTTGAGCTACTAATAATGCTTTTGCCATTATTTCATCTTCTGTATCATCTTCTGAACTTACTATATAACCACCATTTTGCCTAATACTTGGTAAGATTTCATCACAAACCAAGTCTTGAAATTTTCTAGCTACTTCATTGTTAGCTTTCATACATAGTTTGTAGAAAATATTCTCTGGAATAAAGTTGTTTTCCACACAAGTGTGGAAAGATAAATCTTCAAGATATTTATTAACTCTATCCCACATAATATACATTTTCCCATTCTTATTTCTTTCAAATCCAAGTCCTCTTGCTACATCTTCTAACTTTAAAAAAGCTATTCCTTTCTCATCTAAATAAGCACTTACTCCATTAATTACTGTTATTTTATTCATTTATTCCACCTCTTTTATTGAAATATTTAGTTCTTCACATATTTTTTTTCTAATATGTATTGCACTTCTGTTGCCTCTTATAACATCACTACAATAAGCTACTGAAATACCTAGCTTATTTGCTAATGAGGTTATAGTAATTTTTCTTTTTAGAAGTTCTATTTTTACTTCTACTTCAAATTTAGAAATTTCTCTCATTTTATCCCTCCTATTTTAGCTTTTAAGTTTAATTAAAAAAGTTGACTTATATTAGCTTTTATGCTAATATATAAGCATAAGAAAAAGAGATAATTCATTAGCCCCCCAGCTATATAAAATTATCTAAATTTCTATAAATTAAGCATTAATCTTAGCTTAAAAATATTATAATAGCTTTTAAGCTAATTGTCAAGTTTTTTTAAGCTAATTTCGAAAGGAGAATTATGGGAATAGTTGAAAGAATTAAAGAAATGGCTTTTAAACGTAAAAAAACAATAGCTGAAATTGAAAGAGAATTAAATTTAGGAAATGGAACAATCAGAAGATGGAATAATACTCTTCCATCAGGAAATATCTTAAAAAAAGTTGCTGAATACTTTGGAGTTACTATGGATTTTTTAGTTAATGGAAATGATTTAGAGACTTCTAAGGCTATTATGCTAGGAAGACAATCAGAGAAATTAACTGATGAACAATATGAAGCTGTTTTTAATTTAATCCAAAGTATGATTAATAAAAAGAAATAAGGGGATGATTTTTATTAAAGAAATTAGACACAATTATATATATGAAAAAATAAGTGAATTTCTTAATAGTCAAAATAACTTAGAATATCCACTTGATCCTTTTCAAATAATTAAGGATAATGGTTGGCTTTTAGTTGCCTATAATGAAAATTCTTCTAAATTTTATGAAATTTCAAAAGAAGGTTTTTCTGTTTATGCTCCTGAACTAGATAATTTTGTTATTTTTTATAACAAAAATAGACAAAAAGAAAGAATATTTTTTACTCTTTTTCATGAAATTGGACATATTATTTTAAATCATCATTTAGAATTTAAAACTCATATCTTAACTTCTATATTAGAAACTGATTTTGTGAAAAGTTTTGAAACAATAATAAATTATGAAGTTGATATAGAAATTGAAGTAGAAGCTGATACTTTTGCTAGAAATCTATTATTACCTGCTTATATACTTGCTAATTTAGAATGTCTTGATAAAAAATTTATTTGTAAACAATTCAAAATTAGTTCCTCTGCTTATGATTTTAGATTGAGTTGGATAGAAAAAGATTACCAAAACTTAATAAAACTTTTTAACACTCCAACTATTGTTGCTATGGAAAAAAGTATAAACGATTTAAATTCTCATTTAAATATTTTTAAAGGTCTATTTGGATTAGATAATCCCTGTAAATATCTTTTATCCTATGAGGAAGAACCTTTAGATTTTTGGGAAAATTTTCCATTTTAGATATACCACTTTAAAAATTAAAGCAGATAAAGCATACTCTTGAGAATCCCCATTTTATAAATTATATGAGAATGAAAGCAATACAAAAGAGTGAAGTAGATTATTTTGCTGTACACATTATGTTACATAAAGGAAATACTCAAGAGTAGCAAAGATATATTAAATTCAATGCATTTTGAAAATGAAATGGAACATTATTTAAATAAACTTAGAGAGCTTGGAAAATAAAAATGGAGGTGTTATAATGTTAAAAAATATTGCTGCAGTTGATTTATTCTGTGGTATTGGTGGATTAACACACGGACTTCAACTAGCAGGAATAAAAGTTTTGGCTGGAATTGATATTGATAGTTCATGTAAATATGCTTATGAAAAAAATAATAATACTATCTTTATAAACAAATCAATTAAAGATATAAAAGTTGAAGATATTTCTTCTCTTTTTTCTAAAAAAGATATTAAAATTCTTGTTGGATGTGCTCCTTGTCAACCATTTTCAAACTATCAAAAAGATAAAACTATGAAAGTTAAACATAAAGACTGGGATTTACTAAATGAATTTTTACGTCTCATTTTAGATTGTAATCCTGATATAGTTTCTATGGAAAATGTTCCAACTTTATTAAAAGAAAATATTTTTAATAATTTTGTAAAAGTTTTGGAAGAGAATAATTATTTTGTTACATATAAAGTTCATGATGCTCAAAATTATGGTGTTCCTCAAAGAAGAAATCGATTAGTACTCCTTGCTTCAAAATTTGGAAAAATAGAATTTTTAGATATTAAGGAAAAAAGAAAAACAGTAAAAGAAGCAATTGGAACACTGCCTAAAATTGAAGCTGGAGAAATATATCAAAAAGATTTAATCCATCGATCATCAAAATTAAATAATTTAAATTTACAAAGAATAATTGCTTCAATTCCTGGAAAAACATGGGAAATTTGGCCATCAAATTTACTCCCAGAATGTTATAAAAGAAAAAGTGGAGCTTCATATAAATCAGTTTATGGAAGAATGAAATGGAACGATGTTTCTCCCACTTTAACAACTCAATTTTATAACTATGGTACTGGTAGATATGGACATCCAGAACAAAATAGAGCTATTTCTTTAAGAGAAGGGGCTATTTTACAATCATTTCCTAAAAAATATATTTTTATTGAGAATGAAAATTTTAAATTTACCGAAATCGCTCGACATATTGGGAATGCTGTGCCCCCTAAATTAGCTGAATATATTGGAAAAACTATAATTAATCATTTAAAAGAAAGGGAGATTTTATGAATTCTAAAAAAGAAATTATGGAAGAAATTAATAACAATAGAAACCTAGTAGGATATGATACTGTAGATTGGCCTATAGGCTATATCAAATCACAATTTGATGCAGCTAGACTTTATGTTCCAACATATCAACGTAGTTTTGTATGGAATAGTACAATAAAATCAAAATTTATAGAATCTATTTTTATGGGCTTACCCATTCCTTTTTTATTTCTATATAGACATAAAGAAACTGGTACTTTAGAAATTGTTGATGGAGCTCAAAGAATTCAAACATTAGTTGAATTTTTAAATAATAAGTTAATTTTAAATGATTTAAAAAAACTTAAATCTTTAAATGGAAAAATTTTTAATGACATCCCTGAAAAATATCAAGTTATCTTTGAAACAACTTCTCTTAGAATTATAGTTTTAGATGAAAAAACTACTGAAAATAATAGAAAAGAAATCTTTAATCGTTTAAATACTACTGGAGAAAAATTAGAAGAAATAGAAGTAATTTTAGGTTCTTATAGTGGGCCTTTTATTAACTTCTTAAAAAATTGTTCTGAGAATCAACTTTTAAAAAATCTTTGTCCTATTTCTAAAGAAAAACTTAAAAGAAAAGAAAATATAGAATTAGTTTTAAGATTTTTTGCTTATGCAAATGATTTGGAAATAAATAATGAAAATATTGTAACCCTAAAAACATATTCTGGAACTGTTTTTCCTTTTTTAGAAAAATATGTAAAAGAAACAACAACCTTTAATAAAAAAGAATTAGAATCTGATTTTATAAATATGTTAACATTTGTTAAAAATTATTTTCCTCTTGGATTTAAAAAAAGTAAAAAATCTAATTCAACTCCAAGAACAAGATTTGAAGCTATTGCTTTAGGAGTACATTTAGCTTTAAAACAAAATCCAAATTTGACTCCTAACAATATTAATTGGCTAGATGATGAAGAGTTTAAAAAAGTAACAACAACTGATAGTGCTAATAATAAATCGAAAGTTATAGAAAGAATTCAATATGTTACTACAAAATTGTTGGAGGCTAAATAATGGCAGAAATTTTTCTTCCTGAATATGAAAAAAGAAAAAATGAAGTTCAATATTTTCTAGAAATCTTAAAAAAATTTGATTCCTATGATAAAAAAGCTTCTGGAAAAAAACTATTTAATTTTCAAGAATTTACATATACAGATTATTTTAAAATGCTTCGTTCAAGCTTTATATTAATTCTTTATAGTTACATTGAAAATAGTATTTCTTTATTTATGCAGGAACTTTATTCTCATTTAGAAAGTGAAGATATTTCCTATAGTATGGCTATTGATAATTTAAAAGAATTATACTTAAAGAATCTTTTTGTAGATACTTTTCAAAAAGATGCAAGTTATAATACATATGAACGAAAAGCATTAGAACTCATCAAACAAGCTATTGAAGATAAAAAAATGAAATTAACAATTGCAAAATTAAATATTTCAGGAAATGTTAGTGGTGAGGTAATCAAAAAAATTTGGGAAAACCATGGTATTAAATTTTCATCTAGTTCTAAATCATTATATCCAACAAATCAATATACTGTAGATACCATAAAAAATCAAAGAAATGCTCTAGCTCATGGAAGAGAATCATTTAAAGAATCTGGAGGTAAATATTCTGTTCTTGATCTAGAAAGATATTATACTGAAATATCTAAGTTATTAGATGATTTAAAATTATCTATTAAAAATTTTATTGAGAAGAAAGAATATTTACTTTAATAAAAACAGCCCCTACGCCAATAGGAGCTGTCCAAGCATACTAATAACCAAAGTTACTAATATACATTACCACAATAATAGTATATCACGACTTTGGTTATTTTGTAATACACAAAATCAAAAAAATGGAGAGTGATATTATGAAAAAACCAAATGGGCTTGGAACTGTCTATAAGATGTCAGGAAATAGGCGAAAACCATTCAGAGCTGTTATTACAACAGGCTATGATATAGTAGGAACTCAAAAAAGATTTACAATAGGATATTATGCTACCAGAAAAGAGGCTGAAAAAGCTTTAGCATCTTATGAATATAATCCTGAAAAATTAAAAAATTCTAAATTAACTTTTAAAGATGTTTATGACAAATGGAGTGAATCTCATTTCCCTAAACTTCAACCAAATACAGTAGAAGTTACTATGTCTTATGCAAAAAATTTAATTCCACTACATGATATTCCCTTTGTAGAAATTAAAGCTATTCAACTTCAAGACTTATTTAATAAATTAGAAATATCAGCAGCAAGTAAAGCAAAAGTTAAAAATATAATCAATGCCATGTATAAATATGCTTTAAAATATGAAATAGTAGACAAAGATTACTCTGCTCTAATTGACCTTGGGAAAAGAGAAAAAGTTATTCAAAGAAAAGTATTTACAGATGAAGAGATATCAAAATTATGGAAATATAAAGATTTATATTGGGTAGATACAATTCTAATAATGATTTATTCTGGTATGAGAGTAGGAGAGCTTTTGGGACTTAAAAATGAGCATATTGATTTAGAAAATAGGATTATAGTAGGGGCTGGAATTAAGACTGAAGCTGGAAAAAATAGAGTTATTCCTATCAATAGAAAAATTTTACCTCTCATCCAAAAACATATGAGAGCAGATAAAACTTTTTTATTTGCAACTAAAACTAATAGACCTGTTCTTTATGATAATTATAGAAAATCTTTTATGTCTGTAATGGATAAATTAGAAATGACTCATACTATCCATGACTGTAGACATACCTTTGCAACTTTATTAAATAATGCTGATGCCAATCCTACAGCTATTAAAAATATAGTTGGACATACTAGCTTTGAAACAACAGAAAAAATTTATACACATAAAAATATAGAAGAACTTAAAAAGGCTATTGATTTAATCTGATTTGACTTTTAAAATGAAATTTGATATACTAAATTTATAAATCGTATGAACTCATACGAAACTATGTCAAACCAGATTAAGAGGTAAAAATGAAAAAACATATAAAGAAAATTCTAAATCCAAAGCTCACTCTAGAAGTTAGTGCAGATAAAATATTAGAAAAATATCCTTTTCACTATGACTACAATAATTCTATCACTGCTACTTTAAGTTCAGACTGGTCTAAAATTGGCAAAGATATTGAGAAGGCTATTTTAAGATATGGTTCGGAAAACAAAAGATAG